TATTACCAGTAATATATCCTCGTATAACAAATTCTATATGAATTGGATTACATTTTTTAACTAATGAAAATTTAGTTACATAAGACATCAAATGATTATCCACTATGTGTTTTGTTTTATTAAACCAATATGCACTCATTTTATTAAGTAAAACACCCTTACCTGGAATAATACCAATATGTTTATCAAAACTACTAACTCTATCACTTGCCTCCATTAAATAATAATTATTTCCCAAATTATACATATTTCTAACTTTACCTCTATGACTTAAAAGTTCTTCCATTTTATTATATCTTTTATAATGTTTAATTTATTTTAATAATTATTTTTATTTAAATATTATTTGTAATTTTATTATATATTATGGCAGATCGTCCAACTTGGGATGAATACTTTAAAGAAATTGTTCAAGTAACCAGTAAAAGGAGTGCTTGTGAGAGATTACAAGTTGGTTGTTTATTAGTAAAAGATAACAGGATAATTAGTCAAGGATATAATGGATTTTTACCCGGATGTCCACATAAATCTATTGTTAGAAATAATCATGAACAAGCTACTGTTCACGCTGAACAAAACGCATTAGCTGATTGTGCAAAAAGAGGTGTAAGTTGTAATGAATCCACAGCATATATTACTCATTATCCGTGTATTATTTGTTGTAGATTATTATTAGCATCAGGAATAAAAGAAATAAAATATTTAGAAGATTACAAAAATGATGAATTAGTTAAAGTTTTTTCAGATATGATGAACGTTTCATTAATTAAAATATAAAGATATTATATATATAATGGCTGAAGCAGCAGCAGCAGAAACAGAAGATTATCAAGATGATTTTATAGGAGATGCTAGAGAAGCTTTCAGACAAGGAGCTGAAAAACTTATGGATCTAGGAAAAACAGTTATATTTATTCTTGCATTCACAGGAAATACAGCAATAGCTACTGGAGCAATTATGATACAACTTAAAAAAGAAATGCAAGAATATTTAAAAAATCCTTGGGATAGAAGTGTGGAAAGTGATAGAGGATTAGGAGATCTATTAAGTCATTTTAGTACATCTGAATTATTGTTACAACAATCTCAAATATTAACTAGATTATTTAATCTTATACATCATCATTCTGAAAATCCTGAAATACTTAAGGATGATGCATTTATGAATCTTATTAATAATTTACAACGTTTATATGTGTATTATGACACATTAATAATAAGATCTGAAGATAAAACTATATTGGGAAATTTGGTCAGTAAATTTGGATATACCGCTTACAAACTATTTAGACATTTAAAACCGGGTCCTGGTAAATCTCATCCAGAAATTATTGAAAAAATTAGTGAGTTTTTAACTATTTTTAGAAAGATAAATGCTATTATGCATCAATTAATGTCTGAATTTCCTAGAGAAGCTAGAAGTGATAGAGAAAGAGTAAATTATAATGCATTAATTCAGAAATTAATAGATAGTATTGAAGAATTAGATGATGGTATAATTAATTCAACATTTATGGCAGTTGGACACGAAAATCCAGAAGAAGAATTAAAAGATGATGATAAACAAAAACCATTTTATAATGATAATATGAAATTTAATTTTGAATTATTAAATGATGCTAAACGTGTCGCTATGAACTGGTTAAGAATTGTTCAATCTGAATTAGAAAAACAAGGAACTATGGAAGCATTTAGATTATATACTACTACTTTTGGAGTAAATCCATATATTCAAAGATATGTTTCAGCAATTGCTTCTGCTGAAAGAGGTGTAGTTATAGATTCAAAATGGTTAAAAGATAATAACTTTAATTTAGGACGCACTATATTTAAAAATGGAGAACAAGTTAATAATGTTGAGTTAATATCAGATGTTAATACTGCATTATATGATACATTACATTCAAGTGATAGTTATCCATTAGGAGATGATGATGTAGCTAATACTAAAAAAGAAATACTAGATAATATAAGAAAAACATTAAGTATTTCTCATAGTCCGGGTAAATGGATTAAATGGGGTGAAACATCAACTAGAGCTAAAACTGATGTAAAGCCTAAAATTGATAAAGCAGTTAAAAGAATGAATGATTATATTAAATTATGTGATTACTTTTTTAGTCCTACTTGGGAAGGACGTCCAGATCCTGAAAAAGTAGAAGAATTGAAAAAATTAATAAAAAATATGACTCATGTTTTAAATCCAATGGATATTAAAGGTGGAAAATGGCACGGAGATCCTGCTCTTATTGAAGAAAGTTCTCGTGTATATAAACAAATGTTTTCAAAAGTAGATCCTAGATTAGGTTATTACTTAGGGTTAGAAATGACAGATATGGGACAAGATCAATTATATGTTCAGAGAAATGCTCCATCTGGACCATCTCTTCCTGCTCTTCGAGATGATTCTCCTGTTGTCGCTCCAGTATCTCCATTTAGAGCCCCTGCTTCACCTGGACAAACCGCAGATGTTCCATCATCTCCTGGATTTAACCCAAATATAGATTATGGAACTCCAGCTGCTTCACAACAAGAATCTCATGAAAGAATTAGAGAAGCCAACCGAGGCGTAGATGAAGCTAAAGCTATGGTTGATAACATTGGTAAATCTCCTGAAGAATTAGCAGCAATGGAAAAAGAAAAACAAAGATTAGAAGAAGTAGATGAAGATGATAAAAGGTTAAGCAGACAAGATATAATGGAAATGACTTGTCCTGAATTAAGAGATGAATTAAATGATGAAGGCATTGAATGGGGAAGAAGAGATCCCAAACCAGTTCTTCAAGCTAAATTATTAAAAGCATATGGATATTCGGACGAAGATGAATCTGGAGCAGCTGAAGCGCTCGATGATTCTAATAAAAGAAAACGAAGTAAAGAATTAACTAAAGAAGATATAAATCAAATGTCATATGCAACTTTGAGAAAGGAATTAAAAGAAGAAGGGTTGTCTCAAAAAGGAAAAACAGCAGTTCTTAGAAATAGATTGTTAGACGCATATGGATATTTAAAAAAAAAACAGAAAGGAGGAAGAAAAACTCGCAGAAAACATAAAACTAGAAAAACTCGCAGAAAACTCAATAAAAAACGTGGAAATAAAAGAAAAAGAAAAACTAGAAAACATAAAAAAAAGAAAAATAAACGCAACTCACGCAAAAAAAGATAAATAATTAGATAAGTATAATAAAAACAATATTAATATTATTATTATACATATGATTTTACAAGCATTAACTTTAAATGATAAAAATATTATGAATATTTTCAATAATAGTTTATATTTAATTTCTTATTTAACATTTACTACTTCACATTTAAATAATAGTTTAGTATCTAGCCACAATATGGCTAATAACTGGACCTCATTAATACACGCTTCTGGTTCAGTATTTTCATCATTTCTATACTTATTTCTATACAAAAAAGATAAATTTATATTAGACCTAGCTAGAATATATTCTACTGGATATTTTGCTTATGACGCAACTTACATATTAAGTAATTATAAAGGCACTATTCTACAAAATGGATATCTATATCATCATTTAGCATCTATTTACATGGTTCATCTTAATCCGGAAATTTATAAATCTATGGATATTTTATTTTGGGCCGAATTGTCAAATATTCCCTCTTACTTTGTTTATTATTATCATAAAACAAAGAAAAATCCAAAACTATTAAAAAAACTGAAATTAACACAGTTTTTAATATATTCTTTCATTAGAACACCAGTATTAACATATTTATTAGCTAGTTTTGTAAAAGAAAACATTAATAAACATAATAATACACTAAATATTAATGTAATAAAAAATATACTTCCAACTGTTCCAGTATATTTTATGGGATTGTATTGGACAATGAAATTATGGAAAGGACTCTAATCTTATAGGAGGCCCAATTCTAGAACTAAATCTTAATGTTGATTCTGATGTAATATGATAATCTTTAATTGATAAATTATTATCTAATATTCTTCCTCCAAACATAAGATAAAATGAATCTATTGGAATACTAAATTTGTTAGATATTATTTGTTTAATATTATAAATTGTATTATCAGGTATTATATGATTTATAGCTGTCCATTTATTGTTTTTATTAATAGAACGTAATTCAGATACTTCTACAAATATTTGCATTTTTAATTATATAAAAAAGAGTATATTAATATCAATTTAAAACTTATATTGTTATTAATATTATCTACAATAATGATTTATTATCAAAGAACCATAGATGAAGACATTGTATTGTTAATTATATTAGATTTTTTAATACTATGTTTCGTATGTTATTGTCTAAAAATGTTTAATGATTTTTCTAATCAAAATAACGATGAAGATGGATAAAAAATTAGAAGCCTCATATAAAAGAAAATTTTTTTATTTTTATTTTTTTTAAAACTTTTTTATCTTTTAAAAAAAAATTTGGGAGAGATAAATTTTAATTCAATGTTTTAAGTATGTTTAAATTTCTGTTAAATAATTAGTAAATTTAATAACAACGTAATATGATAATCCAAACATTAATGTTGTTATAACATATCCCGAAAAATTTTGATTACCATCTTTATTAAATAATGATGGTGCATATTTAACAAATAATTCTTTAGTGTATGGTAATTGAAACAAGAAATAAATAACCATAATTAATATTGGAGTTTGTAATTCACTGTATAAATTATCTAAATTATTTATTTCACTGTTACTATATTCAACATTTTTAATAACATCTTTATATGTTTCTTTATTTTTAATATAATCATTTTCAGGTTCAGGTGGAATATAATTAGGCTGAACATTCGGATCTAATGCAACTTGTTGTGTATTCATAGGTATATCACGACTAGGTAATTCAGTCAATCTTGCTTGACTAGCTTCTTGAATTCCACTTACTATTTGATTAATGGATTCTTTAGATAATTCAGTAAATGATGATTGAGTAGGCTGAGATGGAGTAGTTTCTTTATCTTTAATTTCTAATTTAATATTAGAATTACTATTTTCATTGGGCAATAAATCAATACTAGTAGACATTTATATTTTAATACTAAATGTAAAATATAAATATTACGCAAATTCAATAATTTTTTTATTTTTATCACATTTTTTCACATTTGGAACATATTTATAACATTTATCTTCAAATTTATAAATTTTATCGTTCATTTTATCTAATTCTGGTCCTTTAAATATTAAACAATTTCTATCATTACATACTTTTCTAAATAATGTTGCTAATCCTAAACCTAAAAGTATAGAAATTAATTTTTGACCGAATGAACTATATAATATTCTTCTTATATACATATATATTAGTTAAATATTATTATTGGATTTGATATTTTTCTATTAAATTATCATCATTTGGACATGCTATTTCAACTGAATCAAATGAAAAACAATTATCAGCTTTATCTTTATATTCAATTTTATCTAAATTTGAAGGATTAGGATATACATATATTACTTTAGAAGCTGGTTTTGTTATATAAACTATAAAGATTCCAATCGCTAAACTTATTAAAAATATTTTTACATCTATAAATTTAAAAATATTCATTATATAATTTATTTTTATTTTAAATTTGATAAAATCTTATGTTTCTTAAGTAGTATTTCTTTATTTTCAGTTGCTATTTTTATTGAATACATTTGTGTTGTATTTTTATTTTTACTAGATACATTTTCTTTAGACGGTATTAAATCGCAATTCTCTATTATAGAAGTTTTTAATGTTTTTTTTCCAGAAACACTTTTATCAACATCTACGGATTCAAAAAAATGAGTTTGATATTTTATTTCTCTTAATTTTTCATAATAAACTATCAATTCATTATTATATATGTCGAATGCTTCTTTTAAAAATCCTTTATTTTTAGTAGTATTATATTCATTAATGTTCTTTTTATAACTATTTAATAAATTTTCAATTATTCCTTTATATAATTTAATACTAGTTTCTCTATCATAATTGTTTTTTTCACCGTTTATATCAATCTCAAATAAATTATTTTTATTATTAAAATCATTTTCTATTTTATCTCTATTTTTTTGAAGTTTAAGTAATTTTTGTTTTTTATTACTAAATCTATTCATAACATAATCTTCTGTTTGTAATCCAAATAATAAATCTAGTTTTAATTTTATAATATCTTGTTTAATATCTTCAATTTTTTTCATATAAATAGATAATTGATCATCAAATAAATTAAATTTTGCTAATTCTAATCTGAAATCTAATGAACAAGGTTTAGTGGCATTACAAGTAACAGTTAATATATCTTTTTCTTTACTAAATAACATACCCCCAACTCCTTTACAAGAAACACATTTACGTTTGATTTTTCTAATTTCTTCTTTTTTTTGAGATATAGGCATATTAGATTGTATAATTGATTTTTTCTTTTTTTCATAAGTAGATTCATATTTATTTTTTAAGTCATAGTAATAATCTAAAAGTTCATAATAATCCATTTAATATTAAATGTTATAAAAATTTTCATGCAATTTCACAAAATCACTCTCAAATTTAGGAAGATTAGTTATCATTTTCTCATTCTCTCTTTTTTTATCATCATTTAATGATTTTATTCTATTAAGAATATAATTTTCTTTTAAATAATTCATTTTTTTCTTTTCTTCTGGAGTTTTCTTTGTTTTATATTTATAATATAATAACCCTAATATTAATAATACAAAACACAATAACAATATTATATTTATAATAAAATTATAATTATTTACTCGTTTTACGTAATGTTTTTTTAAAGTTTCATCTAAAAAATATTTAACACCGGGTTCTATTAAAGAAGCTTTCATAAATATATAAATTATATTATAAAAAATCAAAATAAATTATACATATTATTTATAAATGATAAATATATTATCAGCATTAGCAATCCACGGAATATTTTATTTAATATACTTTATTGTAAAATTATCAATGTCTAAAATTGATCAGTATGATTCTTCTATGAAATTACCTAAATTTTCTTTAGATAAGATAGCATTGCCTATATTACTTTGTTTATCAATATTAATACAATTCTTTATAAATAGTAAAAATTTAGTTGAGTATTGTGGAAATAATAATAGCAGTATGCCTTTAGCTATGGCATTTACTAGTTTCTTTTTAATTTTAGGAGGAATAATGATTTTACTTAGACTTTATCCTGGATGGAAATCCCCATTTTCAAACACATTCGGATATTTATTAGGACCATTAATGGTTGGAGAAAGTTCTCAAAATGTTACATTTGAAGTAACAAATATCCTTAAAAAGAAATCATCTAATAATGAAGATTTAAAAATGCTTGATCGTTTAACAAGCGATAATAGCCTTTTAATTAATGATATATCGCCTGAAATATTTAATAAATATGTAGATACACTTAAATTTCCACAGAATTCAAACAGTATATTAGGAAAATTATATAATATAATATTTGCTAAAGATTTATTATCTACCGCTATATGGTATTCATTAGCTATTACGTTTGCTGTTGTATTAAATATGAATGCAGTATATAGCGAACAATGTCAAAGAAATGAAGAAAAATTACAAAAAATTATGAGAGATATAGAAGAAGAAAATAAAAATTAAGATAATCTAGGTATGTTTAAATAATATAACATAAATAAATATGACAATACCGCTAATATTATAGTTACTAACCAGGCGGGAAGTATTGTTTTTTTTCTTGTTCCTATCCCAAACTGGCGTAATGAACCATCCGTATCATATAAAAAAGACGGTTTAATGTATTGAATTAATATAAATAATGTTAAAAATAAAACAACAGATACAGATGTTAAATTTTTACGAATAATGTTTCTGTTAAGAATATTCATATATACTATTATGTTATTTAAAATATTATTTTTTTTTACTAAAATATTAATTTATATTTTTAATTAATATCTTATAAAAACATTTCATCTCCATCTAATTCACCCATATCATCGTCTTCGCCTAATAAATTAGAATTAATAATTTCTCTACCATTTATTTGTGGGGCTTCTCTATTATTTATTTCTTCTTCATATTCGTGTTCATACATTAATGAGTCAGCTAGTTCTGAATCCATTTTATCAGTTATTCCTGCTTTTTTTCTCATTAGTAATCTTTCTTGTGCTTCATTTCTTTCTTTATCATAATGATCGCCCATATATTGAAATAATGCTTTTGTTTTATAAGCAGAATAATCACCTAATCCGTGTTCACGCTTTAACATTTCTACCTTTCTAGATTCTTTATTCATTCTTTTTAAATTCTCGCGAATCTCATCTTTTTCTTTTTCAGTTGTTTTTAAAAAGTCAGAATTAATATCGTCCATTGAATAATTAATAAAATCTTTTTGTTTCATAATAATATCAATATACGCTATTAGTAAGTTTCCTATTTTATTTTTTATATTTTGCTTTTTACCTAACATTAAAGATACTTCTACTTCTTTTGATACAGTTTCTAAATCAACAGTTTCTAAATCAACTATTTCTAATACATAAACATATGTATACATAACCATTGTCCATAAACTAGTAGTAATTACGTTTAATGATTTTCCGTTTAAATTATTATTTATAAATTTATCATCTTTCTTAATATTAGCCATAATAGGAATATCTTTAATTAACATAAAAATATCTTTATTCAATAATAATACTTTGTCTAAAACATTAATTATATCCTCATCATCATAAAATTTATTTAATGATCCTAATTCTTTGTATAGTATATTTTGTAAATCTTTAACGTGATTTTCGTGTAAATTCCAATGTTTTGGTATTTTTATATTATTAGTTTCTCTTTTATTTTTTATCATATTTGGAAAAACAATACCAATATGTCTTGAAGAATCTTTTAGATAA